TTGTCTGTAGTTTTGACATGATCGCCTTTCTGGAAAGCGTAATTTCCGAGGGGGATTTGTTCCCCTTTGACCATCTGAATAAATAGTTTTATCTTGTCCGAGTCTAAGGATTCTGCCAATCCTTTCGTCCACTGAATTTTGATTTTATTCCCCCGGCACATAATCACCCGTCCGATGTAACGGCTATCCTTTTTTAATTGCACAATATCAGTTTTTTTGAATGGGGATGAGTCGGAAATCTCCTCAAAGTCTAGGGTTTCTGATCTGTGCCAACTTCCCTCTTTACAGTTAGTTACTTGACAGGTTTGTTTTAATACATTGAAACTTTCAACTCGCCATGCTGTACCTCTTATTAGATAAGATGGGCGGTGTTTATGTGGGTCAATCTCTACCCACTCACCAACTTTTAAAACTCTTTCAAATATCTTGGTTGTTACGGTCATGTCAATCTCCTTTGTTGGGTTTAATGGAATTAATCAATCAAGGGCGCGGTCAAGATTAAGCGGTTAATGAACGGGCGTTTTCAGGTCTACCATCACGTTTTTTCATCTCCCTGTCTTCATTTAATAAAGCGATAAACCAACGAACCCCATCGTCTGAGATTCCGTTTAAACAATCAGGATGGGATAGGATGTATTCCACCAAATGATCATTCCGAATGTAAAACTGTCTTGTGCCTTCAGAGTGATGTTTTAGCCCGTTATTTATCCATCCACGAATCCTTTCTCTTGAAAATCCTAGTCCTATAAAAACTGCCGTGGCTCCATACCAACCACTGTTAGGTCTTAGGCTTTGTCCGAGATTTAATAACTTATTTTGAACGGATAATATTGTTCGCTCTTGATAGCCTTTTTTAACGGCTAGTTGATTATATCGAATAACTAATTGGGTGAACGGTAAAGTTTCTGCTAGTGCTATCAAGGTTTCAGTTTCCTCGTGTGTCCATATCCAACTTGATTCCTCTAGGTTGTTTCTAACCTTTGAATATTTGATATCAATAGATGCTTTTGTTCTCCCTAAAATTTCAGCAATCTGCGCATGAGTTTTTTTGCTGTCTTTTAAAAGTAGAAGTTGTTCTATCTCAGCTTCTGTCCATGTGTTCTTGTAATTTTCTAGCATTCTCAAACTCCTTGATAATTAGTGGGTTTCTATCTTGACTAATAAGACCTCGCCATATTCTTAAACTGAGTAAACTGGGAATCAAATAATAACTTAACCGTTCCGGTGGGGCCGTTGCGATGTTTGGCTAAAATTAACTCTGCAATTCCCCCGTCTGAAGTGTTGGGATTATAATAATCATCTCGATAAATCATCATCACTAAGTCCGCATCTTGTTCTGTTGATCCCGATTCTCTCAAGTCGGACATCATTGGGCGTTTATTAGTGCGCTGCTCAACACTTCGATTTAACTGAGATAAGACAATAACAGGGACGTTTAAGTCTTTTGCCATTCCCTTTAATCCCCGTGTAATTCTTGACAATTCCTGCACACGGTTATCGCTGCCACCGTCCATTAATTGCAGATAATCTATTAGGATTAAGCCCAATTTTCCACCGTTTTCGGCTTGCAGTTTTTGAGCTTTTTTCTTAATTTCATTGACCGTAGGATTCGAGGTATCGTCAATAAAAATCGGCAATTCTGCTAACTTACTAATCGCCTCTGTTAACGATTCCCACTCATCTTGCTGAATATTTCCCGACCGCAGCCGAGTCGATTCGATTTTTGCTTCACCCGCTAACAACCTTTGGACTAACTGACCTTTGGACATTTCTAAACTGAAGACCGCAACGGGTAGCCCTTTTTTAGCGATCTTGTGACCGAACTGAACAGCCAGCGCAGTTTTTCCCATTGACGGCCTACCAGCCACAATAATTAAATCCGACCGTTGAAAACCTCCAGTCATTGCATCAAGGTCATAAAATCCAGAGGGAACACCGGGGGGAATTTTGCTTTCACTCCGATCTTCAATTTCCTGAAAGGTATCAATCAGGGTTTCACCAATTGAAACTAAATCCTCTGAGGATTTGCCCTGGGAAATATTGGCAATTTGTTCTTCTGATTTTTGAATTACAGTTTCTAATTCTTGACTGGTATCTTCTGCTAACTCAATAATCTTATAAGCGGAAGATACTAGATCGCGACGGGTTTTTTTGTCAAGAATTAGTTTGGCATATTGATCAATGTTGACTGCTGAAACCGTCCGATCTACGAGTTGAGTTAATCCTAATTGTCCTCCCACTTGTTCGAGTAATTTCTGATCTGCCAACCAAAATGTAACGGTCATCAAATCCGTGGGTTTTCCTTGGGAATGCAGGGTTAATACTGCTTTGTAAATCGTTTGATGCGATCGCAGGGAGAATGATTCAGGTTGCAACATTTCTGCAACTCGACCAATGGCTTCTGGGTCTAATAGAATCCCCCCTAAAACGGCTTGTTCTGCCTCGACATTTTTCATGATTACTGTTTCCATTATTTCGCTCCGTTTAAGTTTTTACTCATTTTTGTGGCGATCAGGTTATTTAGAAATTCCTGATTTTTTACCCGTTGTTCCTCTGAAAGCTGCGGTTTTTTTCCATCGGGCTTGAACTCGATTTGTTCACGGGGGATAATCACAACCGGGCGCTCAAATTCTTTGGGGGGTGATTGCCAATATTTTTGAACGTGAGCCTGAAAAGGGAAGCTCAAACCTTGCAGTGTGGCGTTCGGGAGTGATCCGAGGTAACTCATGCCGCCCAACTGGGTTATCGCGTATTGAGTTGCATCATCCAAATCGACTAGGGAGTTATTGGCGATCGCCTCTAAAGTTTTTGCCCATCTGTCTAAGATTGCTGCTTTGTCGGAACCCTTAGCTAGTTCAACTAATTCCTTTGCTGAGAGGTCATGGTTGCAGCCGTAGTTAATCAATGCCCGGTCAACAGCTAACTCCAATTCCTGTTCCGATAAGTTTTCCGAGAAGTGGACACACCACGCCTTGAGAGTCCGAGGAGATAGTTTTTGAAGATGAGTAAAGTGCGTTTGAAGGTCTTGAATGTTTCGGGTCAGTGTTTGAATATCCATTTTTAACCTGCCTTTTTGGTTTGTCGGGCTTCGATTTCTTTTTGAGCTTCTAACGCCCAATCGGGGAGCGCGGTGGATCGAATTTGTGGGTTTTGGCGTTCAGTCCAGGCGTTGCTAAATTCCATCAAATGCTTGCCATAGTTGGATAGTAGGGTTGTTATCCCTAGATTTCCTTGACTGCGGAACCAACCAAACTTAGAAGTCGGATCGTTGAGTTCAAGTAAGGCATTCTCTAAGCGCGTCAAAAATGCCTCTAAATCGCCTTGAAAGTCCTCAGAGGATAAAAGACCGTCTACCATCACTCGGATAGCCCTGTGTAGGTTGCTAACGGGTTGCCAAGCTGTAGGTTTGTTGGCTTGGTATATCGCAACAATCCGAGCTTGATGTTCCTTTTTGTGAACACTATAAATTGGTGTCGGCGCGGCGGATGTCTGATCCTCGGAACAAGATTTTGTTTTGACAGGTGCGCCCTGTTGTATGGCTTGAGGAGGTTCAGTTGGATTGGGGCTGCGTTCTTCTCCCCCTCCGGTCAAGTTCTCCCCATTCCCGTCCTGAGAGAAAAGTCCGGTTCCCCCTTTGGGGGTTAGGGGGTCTTTTATTGATAAGTCATTAGTTAATTCGTCATTCGTATATATGTTATTAGTCTGTTCGGGTTTCCCTTTAGGGGTTTCCCTTTGTGGGTTTCCCGTTATGGTTTTTTCGTTTTCGCTCCATATTGGGTTTCCCGTTATGGCTTCAGATTTATTCTTAGTCCGAGACTTGGGATTGTAAGGAGCCGTCACCTTAGCTCTATCATCTTCACTCATCTGGTTGAGGTACTTTTCCTTGAGATCGGAAGACTCAAAAACGATGTATCGGGAACTGAACGTCCCATCGGTAGAACGCCATTTTAGGTAGAGTAGATAACCCTCTTCATACAGTTCGCATAATCCGCTTAATACCGAATCTCGCCCATCAGCCTTGGCATTAACAAGGTGATTGACGTTGACCTGCCAGTCGGGGGGGTGACTGATCAAAAAAGCCCATAACCCGGTGGCTTTAAAACTAAGGACTGAATCTCGAAGTCCTACATTGTCAATGAGCGAGTAATTTTTCTCGTGCTTCTGGATTGAAATAATCCCGTTTTCGGTTGGCTTACGATCGCGTTTCATGCCACTCCTCTTTTTTGATATTTAATGGTTGAAATACGTTGTTTCTCCTCACCCGAAAGCGATTGAACATACGATTCTGGAATTGAAATAAAACTTCTCATTCGCGTCTCCCGTCCCCACGTTCTGGGGATTCATCTGTTGGTGTTGTCGCCGCCGCGTATTTGCCATACTCAAGGGTTTGAGTTTTTGGCGGTGGGGTCTTGTTTTCTCCCCTTCCACTTCCTCTGTTGACTGACTCTAAAGCCAGTAATGGCAGCATTATAGTTAAAACCAAAACTGTGACCGTTATTGAGATTTGAAACATACGAGGGTGATTGGGTTAATTGTTTGTGAATTCGTAATGCTCGGCAGCATTTAAGCCACCGCTTCTTATAGCACGCTCTAATACTTCGGACTTTGTGATCCCAAGGTCTAGGGCTTTTTGCCCTAGCATTTTTGCTGCTGAGTCAGTCAACATCATTGACCTTTGCTTTTTCTTTTCCCCATGTACCCATTCATCGGGTCTTACTCTATCTTTCTTTTTGGTTTCCATTTTTTCCTTCAACTAAAAGATGTCTAAACCTTAACCCATAAAAAAATATTCGTCAACCCCTTGACATAAGTTTTTGTTCGTGTTAGATTTATTTACATAAAGCCAAAAGCGGTCAGCACCCGACTACAACATCAGTGCCAACCGCTTAGGGATAAACCCAATCAAAAACAATGATATCAACAATTTCCACTCAAGTCCAGTCTCCCGCATTAAAAGAAGCCTTGGCACTGGCAAGCAATAAAGAAATTCTTGTACAAGTCCTGGCGTGGGATTCCTGCGGTACTTGTAGCTACGAGCCTGATGAGATTTTAGCCGTCAAATATAAGGAGGATATCGTGAGAATTGAGTTAACAGATGGTCGTGCCACACACTTATCCGACAATCAAATCTTGAATTACTGGGAACAGATTCAACAATCAAAACCTGTTACTGAACCCTCACCCTCTCAAGAAACGATTGTGGCACTAGCCAAACAACAGGGAACGGCAGTTTATGAATCAGGAACAAAACTAGGCTTCATAGTCCAGTACAAATCTGATTTTTACGCTGTTTCCGAGATGTTAGTTCACGGAAAAGGGTATCAATACAGCACGTCCCGCCATAGCTCATTTCAACTCGCCGCCGACTGCTTAATTGAGCAGTCATGGACTGAGGAGGTGGCGTAATGGATGATGTCAAAGAGTTAGCTGAAAGATTCGTCGA